CCTCCCGCCCATTGCAACCATATCTGGGTCAGGCGGAGGTGCCGGTGCATCGACTCGGTCACCTAGTGCATTGTTCATAAACCCAACAAATTTTGGATCATTTATTGGTTTTTTACCTTCTTTAATTATTTCCCAGATTCTCATAATAATATTTATTTGTTAGATAGATTTTAACTTACTCGACCGACTCTAGAACCAATGACATTCCAGTTCATTATTTTCCATTGGTTTTCAAGATATTCTTTCTTCTCACTCTGATAGTCTAGAGCCCATGCATGTTCCCACCAGTCTACTAGTAGTATTATATCCATTTTAATCTGATGATTTTTTATGGTCTTAATGCTACCGTCTCGAGCTAGATATGCCCATCCACTGCCCTGTATTTTCATTGCTTCTTTTTCAAAAGCCTCTTTAAATTTGTCAAAGTTAGTAAAATATTTGTTGATAAAATTAAGAGCTATTGCTGTAGGCTCATTAGATCTAGAAGGACTTTGGAATTGTCTAAAATATATGTCGTGTAAAAAAGCCCCTGCTTCGTTAAAGTCCGGGTCACCCTCACCTTTGTTATAGCGATCAACATAACCCTTATACAATTCACCATAATGATAATCTATCGTAGCTTTACTCATGCTGGGAGCTAGGGCTGTTTTACTGTAAGGTAATGGTGTTTGCTCCAAAGTTTTAGGAGTATTGCCCTCATTCAGGCTAACATATCTAATAAAGTTATACATAATGATATTTATTAATAAATATTTTACAAGGAGAGTTATTATGAGAGAATTTATTAAACGAGTTTTTGGGTTAAAACCAAAGGCAGTAGAACCCGAAGCACCTTATAAAGTAGAAACACCAACAACGCCAGTTGCTGATGATGTTACTCGTGCAATGTTAGAGTCAATTCCAGCACCAGTTCCTGCTAAAAAGACTGCGGCTAAAAAAGCTAAAACAACTAAGCAATTAATCGAAGAACATCCTGATTACTTGCCAGAGACTAAAGTTAAAAAGCCACGTGCTCCAAAAAAGCCTAAAGCAGTTTAAGTTCCTTAGCTTGCTCGTAAAGAGCAAAGCTGGCAAGATTCTTGCCTTTACTCTCCGCCATGATATCATGTGTGTTTAGAAAGCTCAAAGCCCATTCGTTCGTTGCTGTATTCCAGTAAAAGTCTGAATGTGCTCTGAGCTTTTGCTTTTTGTAACCTTCTTTCAATAGTTCAGCATGACGAGGCATTATACTAGTGTCATGGCCCACAAGAACATCTTCACGAGATACTGAATAATGACAAGTAGGGCGCAGACCGCGCCAACTGTCCACGACACGCTTAACACGGCTATCCTGGTTACTGATGTATTCACCTTCACGTATCCAATGATGGTGTATATCAAGCACAATAGGAATGATATCGCTAATAATAAGGCAGTCATTTAGTCCCCATGAGTTTTCTTCGTTTTCGATAGTAATACAGTTTCTTGCTTCTGGCGATAGTCGTTGGTACGCACGGCGGATACCGGCTGGACCTTGACGACCGGAGATGTGGACGTTAATCTTGAAGTCCTGAAAGGATTTGCCGTAGCCCATGTAACGTGCCATATCCGCATGATATTCAAACTCCTCTATACTTCGTTGAACAATACCTTCATTATCGCTAGCCATAACGCAGAACTGACCTGGATGCATAGAGAGACGTACATTACGAGTGCGAGCAATTCGACCCACTTCCAAAAAGTGTTTCTCACAATACTTAACCACATCCCCACGATGCCAAAAATAAGACCAGTCGCTGTGAGTATAGACAGGCAAGATGTCACTGCTAATACGTACCATACGAAGGTTATCATCTAAATCTCCTACTCGTTCTACAAGTTTACGGGTCGATTCGATGTTCTGAACCATTAAGTCCCACAGTTTTTGTTCTGCTACATCTTTAGTTTGGCGATTAAGCCAAGCCACAGTAGTACTACCTGTGTTGTATTCTTTACATTCGTCATTGGGTTTTATACCATCAACCTGATGAGGAAAGTCAATCCATTTACAAGCAAAGCCGATACGTTTCATAATATGTAATCAATAATAATGGACATAATGTATTATAACACTATGTCCACTATAAGTCAATGAGTTTGATCAACCTTCGTATGTAGCCGAATTACCCGCATGTTCAAATACTTCTACATTTTTGATACGAACACTAGGATTTAATGGATAACGATGATTACCATTTACTAGCAAGTCTGCCATTTTGTCATAGCACATTTTGGCAAACAATTCACAACCTACACCGGGTACAATGCGAAGATCACATACACCTGATCTACGATAGGGCTCTGTTTGTACACGATCTGGATTGCCATCATGTTCTGGATTTGAACTCCAGCCAGACATCTCTTTGAATCGATCTAGCAATGGATCATCTTCGGCGATTACTGTGGTATGATCAAACATATAGTCTGCCCACGCCTTAAATTCTTTGAGTCCGCCAAAGTCCATGCCCCAGTTCTTTTCGTCTAGTGTATCGCATTCAAAGATTAATTTGATGCCAATTGAGTATCCATGTAGTAGTGAGCAGTGGCTATGCGTGGCACGCCATTGTCTGAAACAGCATGATAAGCCGCGGTCGTTACCGTATGTTTTTGTTGAATAAAATTTTGCCATTGTTATCTCCTAAAAGTAGCAATGACACGCAGAGTTTTTATTGCGGGATGAGCGTCTTAGTCCGCATATACTAATTATACATTAGTATGTAGATAAGTCAATACTATTGAGTAGAAATTAATCCAAAGCCTGCCCAAGCGCCTGGAGTTCCGCTGGCTACACATACCCAACCAACATGCCCACCAAAGTTTGGTTGAGTGTTCCAGCAAATATCACCGGCTGTCCAAATACCTGTACCCGGAGCAGTAATACCATTAGTAAACTTCTTACCTCCAATCTTTACATCACCGTTGACTGTGAACTGTACATCAGGATCTGGATTGTTTACATTAATGCTTAATGGTCCAAATATACGAACTGGATTATTTTGTAAGTTGGCATTGCCGATAGTAACTTGATTTGCATTAACAGATACTAGTGATTCACCGTTAGATATAATACCGGTTGAATCATACACTAAGTTTCCTAGTGTTAAACTAGATGCTGATACTGCCCTTAGTGTTGTAGATCCAATAACATTTAGCCCTGTTAAAGAACCTAATGACACTAAACTACTTTGAGTTACAGATGCACCTAAAGTAGTTTCACTTAGAACAGGTTGTTTATTAATACGATAAAAACGACCGCTGTCTAAGTCAAAATCTTCTGTAGTCCAAATTCTATCTGGCTCCGACATCATAACTAGTTGACGATCTGTTCCACGTCCTTGCCATTTTATACCAAGTCCGTATATGCTAGTGTCAGCAGTTGTTTTAAACTCTACAGAACTAGTAAGTCCGTTATCGCTAATTGTTTGTACGCTGTTAGCATAGATAGTACCGTAAACACGAAGAACAGCATTGTTATTTTGTACAGTTCCTACTTGAACTTCGCCAAAACTTTTAACAGTAATGCGTGGTACATTATCAGTAACAATAGCAAGATCGTGCCCGCTGTGTGTTCCTATTGCTCCTAGGCTAATTTGTGGACTACCAAAAGTAAGTTCAACATTGTTATCTAGGATACTAAGAGCACTGTTTGGCTCTTCAGTACCAATCCCGATTCTATTTGAAGTACTGTCAACAAAGAAAAACTCAGCAACGCTAGTGTCGCCGGACACAGTTAACGATTCTAAAGTTCCTATTTTTGTTAAATTACTATTAGTAATAGTTGGGCCTAAACTATTTCCGCTTAACACAGGTATGTTATCAATGCTGTAAGTAGATCCGCCAGCAACATCAAAGCTACCGTTAGTCCACACTCTGTTGCCTGTACGATAGGCTAACTGTGTTTGTCCACCACCGTAACTCCAAGTAAATCCTTTGCCATTTAGTTCAGCTTCTGAATTGTAAATCCACTGTCCAACTGAGTCTAAACTTCCGTTATCGGTAACTAAATTCTTAACATTGAAGGTATTGGCAGTAATAGTTCCTAACACTACTAGGTTAGTATCTATTTGTGTCTGCCCTGTTATTGATAAACTACCAGAATGAATTATGCTCCCTGAAGTATAATTTAGGGCTATTTTGTTAATAATGACGCTTCCGTCTTCTGCTACTTGTAGTATTTGGGCCATGGTTAAGTCTCTTTAGAGTATTTATCTTAAGCCCAAATTACACTAAATATCGTATAAAGAGGACTTTTTATGCCAGTAGCTACAGGAGATGCTTTCCGTTATGTCACAACAAGTGGCACAAACGTGGGAGAAAATGACGCAACGTTAATAGCGCCAGACGTTAATGGAACGCTTACAATCGTAGGCGGGTTCGGTATTACGTTAACTGCTGATGCTGTAAACCGTAAAATCACTATTACAAATACCGGAAATGGGTCAGGTGCGTTAACAACTATTACAACTCAAAACTCTGCTGGCACTTATTATCCTGTATTTACAAGTGGCGGAGCAAGTCCTACAAGTACACTATACTACGAAACTACAACAAATCCGTTAACTTATAACCCAGGCACTGGTACTCTAAACGTACAAAATTTAGTGCTAGGCGGTGCAGGAACTATTCAAATTGACAACGTAACTAGCACTGGAGTTACTGGTACAGGTAACTTAGTATTTGGATCAAACCCTACGCTTGTTACCCCTACGCTAGGTGCGGCAACTGCTACAAGTATTAACAAAATTGCATTAACAGCGGTAGCAACTGGTGCAACAATCACAGCAACTGATGGCACAACAATTACACTACCTAGTACAACTGGTACAGTAGCGTTAAACAATCAAACATTCTATTTAGGTAGCACACAAATTGCTATTAATAGAACAACTGGTTCGTTAGCATTAACTGGTATTACAAGCATAGATGGATATGCAGGAAGTATAGCCGGTGGCGCAATTGGATACATTCCTTATCAATCGGCGGCTAATACTACACTATTTGTTGCCGGTAATACAACTACAACTCCTCAATTTTTAACATCGACTGGTACTGGTAGTGCCGCACAAGCACCTACACTTACTAGTTCAACTGGTAGCGGTAGTGTAGTGTTAGCAACAAGTCCATCATTAACTACACCTATATTAGGTGTAGCTACTGCTACAAGTATTAATAAAATGGCAATTACTGCACCTGCTACTAGTTCAACACTAGCAGTAGCAGATGGTAAAACGTTTACGGTTAGCAACACAATTACTCTAGCCGGCACTGATTCAACAACAATTACATTACCAAGTACAACTGGTACTGTACCTTTAAACAATCAAACTTTCTATTTAGGAACAACTAGTGTAGCAATTAATCGCGCCAGTGCTAACCTAGCACTTACTGGCATTAGTTCAATAGCATTGCCTGGAAGTGTTAGTGGCACATCAACACTACAGCCACAAGCCACTGCGGGCACAACTACATTTACATTACCAACAACTACCGGCACGTTGGTGGGCACGGGGGATAGTGCAACTGTATCGAACACAATGTTGGCTAACTCTAGTTTTAATATAGGCACTACAAGTATAACACTAGGCCGTGCAAGTGCTAACCTAGCACTTACTGGTATCAGTTCAGTGGCGTTTCCTGGTAGTACCAGCGGCACAGCAATTCTACAGGCAACTGCTACAGCAGGTACCCCAACACTATCGTTACCGATTACAACCGGTACACTGATTGGCACAGGCGACAGTGCAACGGTTACTAATACAATGTTGGCTAATACTTCAGTAACCTTTGGATCAACTAGTGTAGCATTGGGAGCAACTTCAACAACCTTAGCTGGACTAACAAGCATAGATGGTACCACAGGATTAACTAGTGCTTTTGCTACACCAAACGGTACAGTGGCACTATTAGGAGCCGCAACTACTCTTAACTTAGCTAATACAGCAACAAGTTTGTCAATCGGTAATACTGCTACTGCCGCACAAACGGTTAACTTGTTTACAGCATCGACCGGTAACAGTTTTTATTACTTTGCTACTGGTGCTACGACCTCGGGCAACATTAAAACAATTAATATTGGTACTGGCGGACTAGCATCATCAACAACTAACGTAACACTTGGTGCTACAACTGGAACAAGTTCAGTTACTGTTAACGGATCTCTAACAGCTAGCACTAGCATATTGTTAAAAGGTACTGGCGGTATTGGATATGCTACAGGCAGTGGATATGGCGGAACTATAACACAAACTGGCAGTAGAACGGGTGCTGTAACAGTAAGTTATATTACTGGTGCTATTACTTTATTTGCCGCGGCTCCTACTGTAGGTACCTACGTAACCTTTACAGTAACTAATACTACCGTAGCCGCAACAGATACTGTTATTATTAACTTTAAATCAAGTACCAACACTTATATTGGATTTGTATCAGCAGTAGGTACCGGAAGTTTTAACATTACATTTGCCAGTGTTAGTGGTACAGCAAGTGATAGCCCTGTAATTAACTTTGCAGTAATTAAGGGCTCTGCTAATTAAGCTACCTTAAGTAAGATAGTTTCTTCGTTAATGCGTCCATTCATCTTAGTGTCTGTAGCATTAATGTCTTCTAAGAACTTGCGCAACTGTACTTTGCCTGCCGCTTTGAACTCTTTAAGTTTTTCTTCTGGCTTGCGCAGTGTCTTACAAATACTTTGATGCTCATTGAATCCGGTAATTGTAGTGCCTTTAACACCTAACTCCATGTACTCATTAGCCACATACTTGCCCAATTTACGAGTCTTAGTATTGTAAACCCACAATTCCTTGCTACCAATAATGTCAGTAGGATTAACTGACACAAGTTTAAGTGGCTCGTTAGTCTTCATGTACTTCAATTTAGCAACAATCTTTTCTTTAGGTTGTGCTTTCTTAGCACGTGGAGCACGATTAACTTTGGCTTCTTGTGCAAGCATAGTGCAAGCTGACATAATTTCTTGATAGAAAGCAATCAAATTACGGATTTGCTTTTTGCTACGATGTGAGTAGCCTTCTTTCAATTGTTCGTCAGCACCGCCGCTAGCAAGTTCTTCCAATTCAGCCAAATCACGAGCATAAAACTCTTTAATAATGCGAGCATGTGCGGCTTTTGCTTCAACTGCTTTCAACAGGTTAAGCACTTTAAATGCTTTTGGATCAAACGCTTCTGGATCAGTTTGGAAACCTTCAATAGCGTTTTCAATTTCTTCAGTCATACGTAGTGCAGATTCACGCACACGTTCTTGAATAGAAGGAACGTACACCGCAGGCTTTGCGGCCTCTAGTGCTTTAGCTTCATCTGGGTCAATGTCATTCTTGCCATCTGCAATAACTTTAACAATTTCAGAACGAAGCCAAGCCGCTGTGTCGCGTCCTTGGTTAAAATCTGCGCGAAGCGGTGTCATGCCGCGATTCAAACAGCAAGCAATAGCACCCATTGTAGAATTTACACGGCTATCTTTAACTTTTTTGAACGCTGTAATATCTGCTTTAGTACAACCAACGGATTCCATCCATTTGGCAACTGCTGGTTTGTAAGTTTTGATATCTGATTCCAAACGGTACCAATCCATAGCACGTTTAAAATGACGGTGAAATGTATCTGCGTCCCAAGTTTCGCAACCTTCCCAACTTGGGCTAGTATCTTTTACTGCGCGAGTACGATGAGCAATTACTTGCTTCTTTGTAACACGAGTTTTTGTAGCGGCTTTAGCCATTTCTGCTCCTAACTAGTTAAACAATACTTATATTATAACGTCAAACGAGCAGTATGTCAAGCAAAATATAACTGTGGGTATTCTGCCACAATGTGTATACCGCCCGCATTGTAAGCATTTTTGTATATGTCCAAAATATCTTCAGCAGATTTTAGATCGTAAAATTGGATACTTGGGCACATGCTCTTAAATTCAGCAAAGAAATTGGCTTTGTGCTGTGGGCCCGGGTCCAAAGGATCGTCCGAACCCTTGCCAACTCGTATGATAATATTGGCTCGGTGCCCGGTCATTTCTTCATACTTGTCCAAATGATTAATCAATTGGTTAGCGGCACATATTAGAAAGTTCCAACGAGGATAAAAACTGACTACAGTTTGGCCCATCATACTCATGCCCAAACTCATGCCCATTTGTGTTTCTTCCATAACAGGCACTTCGATCATTTTATCTTTGACTACGTTTACTAAAGTAGTACTCATCGGATTTCCTGGATAGACAATTTGCTGTCCAATGAATACAGTATTAGATTGCTCGCCTAAAAATGTCATTGCCTCGGTTAAGGCATCTTTATAAATTGATGTTTGTGGTTTACTCATGGCACTGAAGGTTTGTTATCGTCTGCAACATCCCGCCCCCAACTAATTTCCCAACCTTTAAAGTCAGCGGCAAGACAATCAACCTTATAATCTTTACGCCCGCCTACAACTTCTTGGATAATGTTTTTGCTTGTATTACGAATTCCATTTAGTCCGTGAGTCAATTCAAGATTGTTTCCATCTTTAATCCCCCTGCGGTAATTTGACTCGTTATGCCAAATATGTAAGTTCATTTGAGCTAGAACAATAATAGCACGGATTGTTTCTGCGTCTATTTTAGAATCCGGATTCTCGTCTAAAATTAACTGTATGTCGTGAACGATGTCAGCAATTTCTTCTCCGTACTCTTTTTTGTAGTCTGTAATAAAAACTTCTTTAAGTTGTACAATGCTTAGTCTGTCGATTAATTCACTGAATGTTTGGAGGTATCTGCGTTGTGTCATAGATTTGTAAAGTTCCGGTTATTGTAAACAACTGTCATCTGGTATGCATTAATTAGTTGTTCTATACCATAGTCTAAACTAAAAGTGGGTTTCCATCCTAGCGATTCTAATTTAGCATTACTTACAATATAATTACGTTGATCAAAGTCTTTATTGAACTCGTCTTGCTTAATTGCTAATTTTGGCACATACTTTTTGATACACTCAGCAAGTTCTAACTTGCTTAGGTTAGCAGTAGACAGTCCTACATTAAATGCTTGCCCTCGACACTTGTCGTAGTTTTCGATTATAAACTGAAATGTTTGGGCAATGTCCTGCACATGAATGTAGTTGCGTTTAAAATGTGCTTCAAACAATACCAAGTATCCATCAGTAACTGCTTTATAAACAAAGTCGTTCACTAGTAAGTCTTGACGCATACGTGGACTAACACCAAATACAGTTGCTAGCCTTAGCGCAACACCGTTACCACTACCTAGAACAACATCTTCTGCATCACACTTAGTTTCAGCATACAAGCTCAAAGGTTTAAAAGGACTGTCTTCTGTTATGATAGTTTCACTAGAACCATATTGGCTATTAGTATTTGGTATGATTAACTTTTGATCATCACGTAGTGCCATAGAAATGTACTTAACGTGTTTAAAGTTTACATCTACTGCTAGTTCTGGGTTAGCTCGACAAGCAGGCATACCAACAATAGCGGCCAACGGAATTATAATATCATGTTTTTTTACTAGTTCTAGCAACTTAGATGTATCTCTAACATCACCTAATACAAATTTAAATCCTTCTCGTTTAAAAAGGTGTAGCAATGATAACTGTTTATACAACAGATTATCAAATACAGTTACACTATATCCTTGCGCTAGTAAATGTTCAGCTAGTGTAGAGCCTAAGTAGCCAGCACCGCCTGTAATTAAAACTCTTTTCATGGTTTGCTATTTGGATCAAATTGGTCTTTGTGAGCACGATACCACTCAATAGTATCCTTTAGTGCTTGTTTGATTTCACGCTTTGGTTTCCAGCCTAGCGCATTAATCTTTTCACTAGATACTAGACGTACTGGAATCATAGGTGCTCGATTATTAACATACTCAATTGGATTAGTATTGCCATCGGCTTCTTTCATCCACTCGAGTAATTGGTTAACGCTGTAACCTTCACCGTAGCATACGTTATAGATATCGTATTTGTCTACGTGTTGAGCAACATAAACAATGCCGCCCGCCATATCGTCTGCGTGTAGTACATCGCGAATCTCTGTACCATCGCCCCATACTGGAATTGGATTAAGTCCGTCTGCTACCTTGCGAATGTTTGCTGGTGTAACGTGACATTTTTCAAAGTCATACTTGTCATTAGGACCAAATGCGTTGCTTGGACGAATAATAATGCACTGCATTGGATCATGTATTTGATTGCTAAAGAAGTCACACATCATTTCGCCAAAACGTTTCATAGCACCTACTGCTTTATACACAGGTACTAGGGGCATGTTCATGAAGTTAGGATCTTCTACAGCGTATACTTCTTTTAAATCACCATTAACGTTTGCTGTACTGATAAAAATAAACTTACGTACTTTGTTAATCCATGACTGCTCCATAATATTGTTATTCATTTCAACATTAGGTGTTACATGTAACAAGGGATTAAACTTAGTATCTAATGCGTTACTAGTGTTAGCCGCACAATGTATTACTACATCTATGTCTTGCGACACAAATTTAGCAAACTCTGCATCACGCAAGTCACCTTTGACTAATTCAATAGTTTCTGATCCGTCAAAGTCGTTACGTAACCCTCGCTGTAATGTACTGGCACGTAGATTAGTGAACCCTTGTTGATACAGCACTCGAAGCACATTGGAGCCAATGAATCCGCTTGCCCCTGTTACCAAAATCTTATCTGTAGTTTTCATTTATGGTTTTCTTTAAAATTATTTAAAAAGTGATTTAAATCTTCGGGAGTTCCTATACCCCACATGCTGTCTATTGATTTAGATTTTATTTTTTTGTTATCGGCAATAGCTTGATTAAAAACAGGACAAACATAAAATTCGTTATTAACTCTAATGTTTTTATCGATCATTTGTTCTGCATATTTAACATAGTCACTGCCCTTCTTCCAATAATAAATTCCTACAGTAGCTTCGTTACTAATTACCTTTTTTTCTGCTACTTCACTAACAAACCCGTTATCACCTACTAATGCATAACTCCATTTGGGATGGGTAGATTTAAAAGTAATGATTCCACCATCTATTTCATCAGCCATAAATGAATACATACATTCATTACTATTCCATTCTACATACTGATCGCTGTTAGCAATAATTAAAGGAAGATTATTATTAATGTATTCTTTAGCTAATAATGTAGAGCAGGCCGCTCCTTCAGTGATTCCGTTAAGTTGAACAATATCACAACCCGGTGCAATTAAATTAAGTAGATATTTTAAATTGTATTTTTCATAATGTTCTTGTTGAACAATAAAAATATAATGAGCTTCAATGTTTAAATTTTCTACGACGACTTGAATCATAGGTTTACCGTTGACCTCAATTAGAGGTTTTGGAAATGTATAGCCTTGCTGTGCAAATCTACTACCTGCACCGGCCATTGGAACTAAAACATTTAATCTACGATCTTTCCAAGGAATATTATTTGTCATTTGTAAACTTATTTGTTGTAATTTTTTTTCAATATCCTCCCACAATACATCATGAGAGTTTTCTACTGCTAATAGCATTGCACCGCTATTTAACGCACCTTGACGTCCAATATGACTATCTTCGATTATTAACGTATCTTTTGGCAAGGCGTGTAATGCTATCATGCACTTCCAATACATTTCTGGAAAAGGTTTTGAATTAGTAACATCTTGATTGCTAACATAGTAATCAACATATTCCATTATACCAATTCTTAAAAGACTTAATTTTACAGTTTCTCTAATACTGTTACTAGCAACAGCTATCATATACCCTGCTGATTTTATTTTTAAAATTATATCAATTAATTTTTTATTTACTGGAAATTTTTTAATAAGTTCAAAGGTTGCTAATTGCTTACGTTGCCAAACCATATCATGATATTCTTGCGGAAGCCCTTTAGTTTCAGTTAGCAAATTTAATTTGCGTGTTGTATTTAAACCATCATATATAGATAAATGTTCATCTCTCGTAATAACATATTTTTCATCTATACTTTTTAATGCATCATTAAGACTGTAGTAATGTAACTCCCTACTGTCTATTAATACACCGTCTAGATCAAATATTACTAATTTGTTAGTTAACTGTACAGCCTGTTTCATCACATAACTCCTTAATAATACTATAATTGTGTATGTAAGACTTTAATTCACTAAAATGTTGTTTATGAAAATCTTCTCCAGGATTTTTAACAGCGTTGACTTTAGGTGGCAACTCTAAAAAAAATCTTTCAAATGCATCAATCATAAAATAATTATCAACTGGTATATGTCTCCATAAATTTCTTAATAATGTATAATCTAGATTTTCTGATTTTTTTAAATCAATACCCACATCTCTAATGTAGGACCATAATGATACATTAGGGGCCTTTAAACTTTCTTCCCAAAATAAGTTAGCCTTTTTAATTGTGTCACCGGTTGACACCCAGTATAAGTCACTAGTTTGATATAAAGCATTTGGGTTAGATAACACATTTGTTATGTCTTTTTCCAAATCAGCTTGTGCATGATAATATGTGTCGCCGCCGTCTTGCATAGGAAAAATAACATCAGGCCTCAGTTTAACTATAATGTCGTAGTTAATCTTGTGCTGCCTCTCATATTCTTGTAACATCTCTACACTTCGATAATATGAATAATACATTAATGGTGGAAAATATTCCTGCCCAGCTGGTAAATTATACTGTGTAATAAAATTACGTCGATATTCTTCTATGCTATCGGCTGTAGTTTTGTAATTTTCAATTAAAAATAATTTTGGATTATAAATACTTAAAAATCTATTAAGATCCGCAGTCTCCACTGGCGCCCAGTTTAGACGATCTGGATTTTTATAGTTAATCCTTATTGAAATTAAATTACTTAAATCGTTTATTACTTTGTCACTATAATTTTTATTATATTGAGAATCCCATGTGTGTACAAAAAAATCACAATCTTTCCATAGATCACCTATGAACGATTTTATTGCAGGGATTGCCCATACTCCTGTTCGCAGTTGTCCGCTAAAACAAACACCAATCTTCATTTACTTAATACCTTTTTGTATGCTAGGATTGTTTTCATAATACCATCTCGTAAAGTTGTTTGTGGAAGTATACCGTATTTCTTTTGACGTTCTGGACTTAGGCAACGAACTGGGTCACCGTTCATCTTTGTTTCATCCCATACAATATTTTTAGTTTCGCCTGATATTTCTTTATAGCAATCAACGATTGTTTCAATAGTTTCTTTGATAGTAATTGCTTCACCACACCCAAAATTAATAATATCCTTAACTTCTTTCTTAACTACATCAATGCTTGCTTGGGCAACATCATCTCCAAAGACAAAATCACGTCTTGCACTTCCGTTACCCCAACACACTATGTCATCTTCTGCGTTGAATAGTTTCCAAACATTACTACTGATAACAGTAGCAGTTTGTGAAAACACATCATTAGTGCCGTATATATTGCTTGGACGAATAACAGTCCAGTTATCCCAACCATATTGAACTTGAAGTGCTTCTAATGTAGCTTCACCTATACGCTTAGTCCAACCTGGATACCAATCATTCTTACTTGGAGTTGTTACCCACACATCTTCTTCACGCATGATTTCTGTAGGTTGATAAACCCCAACTGATGATAGATAAACAAACCATCCTACTTTAGCATCAAAAGCTGCCTTAATCATATTTGTATTAAACATTAGCATAGGAAACAAATAGTCTGCAGGCTGTTTACTTGAACGCTCTGGAGATCCTTTTACTCCTGCAATATGCAATACAATATCTACTTTATTATTCTTAAATAGACTTTCGCAGTTGTGTAGGTAGCGTAGATCCATCATTTTAAACTCTACAATCTCGGGATACTCGTCAAGCAACAGATCCATTTGATGACCCATTTGTATATCAACGGCAATAACTTTAGCCGCACCTTCTTCCACACACTTGCGAACTGTTGGTATTCCTACTAGCCCATTAGCACCAGTAACAATTATTGTTTTATTTTTAAATTCCATTTTGTAAATCTCTCATTAAGTTTTCGTACGGGTTTTGGTTAATAAACGTAGTAAGATGCTGTCGATTATAAATCAATACATCCTTTAGATTATAATACAAATCGTGTAATTTTTCAATCGGTAAATCATTTAGTTTCTTTATTTCTTGCTCAATCATCGACATGCGTTTTTCAGGATCTGTTTCGCTGTCATACTCCTCGTTAATATAAGGATGGAAAGTTTTAAATCCTAAACCTTGCAATGTTTTTAATGAATTGTAGTTGCCTACATATATAAATGGTTGCAAGTTTGCTATAGGTCGAAATGTTTTTTCTGAAATAAATGGACTATCACCGTCATGAAATCTTGTTTCGGATATAATATGAATATAGGTATTCAAATACAAATCTTTTTTATTGTTGTTTGTTTGAAAATTAGTTTTTTCAGATTGACTAAGTGCCTGTGTATCAATTTCGTAAGGAAGAATTTGAGTCAGTTGTTTAGCAAATGCATCTACATCTACATCCTTGTAGTAAGTATTCCAGTATCGTATAGTGTCTAAAACTTCTATTTCACTTATCTTTTCAAGGAAACTGAATATACTATTTGACAGTAAATTGTATTTTAATGCTATGTATCCAAGTGTTACTCTATGTTTTCGATTAGCAAGCTGTCTATTAAAACACAAAAATCTTTGAGGTCTAATTACGCTAGGATCTAAATTATGTTCTCTAACATAATCTGACATATAACCAAGTCGATTAATGTGCGGGCGTGTCATAACTCGTTCAGCGTCTTCTCGAACAAATAAACTACCGCATGAGAATTTAATTTTAGAACTAGGAACAGAATAATCATTACCGGATGCAATGATAACATTGCTACCGTCTACTCCAATTGATTCTAGCATTGAGTCAAATTTTTCTATTTCATCGGGGTAGGTAATTGGATCGTGAACATAATTTATTACTAGTTTAACTTTTCCTAATTGCAAGTATTTTAATATAGTTGGAGAAAATGTATCGTTAAAATAATATGTGTATTCTTTACCATCTAAACTAAAAGATTGTTGATCATATAAACGATTTAAATTAGTACGTATTTCTATTGGGTATATGTATACAGCGCCGTCGTCTAATATTTGACTAGGAGAAACTATTTCATTGTTAGGATAATGCTGTTTAAAATACTTTAAAAAATTATTATGGCTTCTAAATGGAAACTCAGGACCATTCATTATTGTTCGAACAGTATGTTCTGCCATAGATACATCCAACGGTTCAACAGTTCGTTTTATGTGTTCTACTAACGCAGGGTGTATACCATTAGCCAATGGAACAACATCTTTACACCAGTTGTCGTATACTAATTTTAAAATGCGATCCATTTTCCAGTTCCGTAATGCGGGTATTTTGATTTATAATTATAATGTATCACATCTCTAGGAATATCACGTTTGCCATTCCATGTTGCGTCAGTTGGTGTATAAGTCGATACTGCGTTATCTTCTACAATAAAGTATAAAGGCAAATCAAAGTTTCTAGCGTATTTGTGTACTTCGTAAAAGATACCGCTTTCAAAGCTCATGTCGCCTAAAAAGCACCATACCTTTTCTGTGCCATTGGTTCTTTTAATTTGTTGTGCTACACCTAAAGCAATTGATAGCGTACCGCCAACAATAGCACTACTGTAAAATTGTTCGTTAATATTGCATACACTAATAGATTTACCCTTTAGAATTTCTTCAGTAATCCATTCAGGGGATATACCTTTAAGTAGGGCATGATAGTGCGAACGCCATGTAGAAAATACCCAATCAGTTGTTTCAATTCTTTTAAAGATTTCTATAAGTTCAGTTTCGTTACCGTTTGATAAATGCACCGGACCTCGAATCTTAGCATTTTCCCATAAGGATACAATAGAATCTTCAAAGTCTATTAGATTTTCTGTAGTGTAAGGAATATCTCTTTTAATAGGATATTGTTCTATATTTGTTATCACTTGTCACGTCCTTGTAAGATAGGTGAATCAGTAGGCCATACTATTTTGAAATTTGAATCATCCCACTTTATTACACCTTGCTGATTTTCATTAACATATTCACCTTGGTAAAACAAACTGTAATGAAAAATGCAATCTGTTAGTGCATAATGCCCATTAGCAAACCCTGGAGGTATTAATACTTGATCTCTAGTATTTTCGGATATTATGTAAGATTCCCATTTACCAAACGTTGCACTACCTTCTCGTGCATCAAGCACTACTAGATAAATGTCTCCGACTAGAGCTTGTACCAGTTTCCAAGTTTTATTGTCATAGTGTAATCCACGTAGGACATTCTTGTATGACTTTGAAAATCTAGTATGTACAGTAACATCATCCGGCAACAACTGATTAACTGGATGCGTACTAGAGTGATATGTAGTAAATATTTCTCCTCTATATTCTCTATACACCGCAGGAGAATAAACTGGAACTTCTTGTCCAAATGTTTTTAAATATGAAGTATCTACTGTGTGCCAGTTACTGTCTTTGTAATTCATTGGATATTTATTTACTGAGTTCTTTGGTGCAAATATTTTATCAGCTCAATACTGGTAGGATCGTTCTTATGTAGTTCCAATAGTAAATTACGATTGTGTACGAAGATATCCTCCATTTGCCAATACCAATTGTGTATTTCATCTTTAGACATAGCACATAATCTAGCAATTTCTTTGTAGATCATATTTACTCGTCGCCCTTCATTTAGCTCGGAGTCGTAACTTTCGTCTATAAAAGGACTAAATGTTTTAAACCCTATGCTCCTTAGTAGGGCTAATGCTCCAGGGTATGCTACAAACAGAAAAGGTTGAAAGTTAGCAATAGGTTTAAAAACTTTTTCAGTTAGCGATTTATGTTCACCATGCACAAAAGTTTCTGTACAGATGTAAAAATAACTGTTAGCATGTGGAGTAGGATCTTTATCAGTCCATGCACTTACATATTCGTGCCTATTATTACCTTCATTTTGTAATGTGTATGGTGTAGAATCGCATATTTGTTTAACAGAGTCGATATTAAAATCTAATTGATAAACATTTTTATAATACTCGATTGTTCTAGGATCAAGATGTAGTTTAGTTAAACAAGACCAATCCCCAATACGCAATAACCCATCTGACGCCATTTTGTATAACAATGCTAGTCTATGGTGTCGGGTATTTCTAATTTTAAATAAGAAATGATTAGGTCGCTTAACATTACGACTGTTATTAAATTGTTCAGGACTTACACTATAAGTAGGATTTTGAAAAAAATAATTTGAAGATTGGCACATTACATAGCACCAATTATGTACTTCTAATCTTCTTTCATGTGGTGCGAACCAAGACTCATAAAGCTCTTTGCCATTAAATGTATTAAATGCTAAAATAACTTGTTCTTTTGGAATTCCGCTTTGCTTTAATGCCTCATGTAAATTTTGATAAGTTTCTTTTTCTATAAAGTTTTCTTGAGCATAGTCAATGAATATAACAGCACGTCTGTTTTGTGCATCTTGTAATGCTTCTTCAGACATGTGTTTCCAAAAATATTCACCATTTAATTTACTTCCAGGTTTTAAATTAACTCCTACAAATTCATTTAAATGCGGAGTTATTTTAATAAGGTAAATGTATTTGTCTACTTGCTTTTTACCAAAGTACAATGAGTTCTCAACAATATCTAAATTCTCAGCATAAGTGAATGCATTAAAGTGAGAACCGTTATGTCTAATACTGCTTGGCCAATCACCAAATTTTTTATTAAAAATAGATTGGGTAACGTTACTAGCACCTGGATCAGTAAAACAATTATCCCTATCCTGATTAGAATATTGACTGTTTAAATAGTTTAGAATTGTGTATTCAGGTGCAAGTGCATTAGGTACAATAAAGTTTGGGAATACATAATCGTATAAAAAGTTTAATTGATATTTCATAATGCTTTACAGAAATAATAAAATTCTTCCATTTCAGGAAAGGTAGCTAAAAAATTAGTACCGCGTCTACGATCATGCTCGTCAACAAATATAACAAAATCTTTTCTATTTTTTATAATATCAGAATCTTTATTTGATAAAAAGATTTCGTATGTACGCTTCATTCGTTCGACTTCTAATCGATCAAACCCTAGATAAGTATCTGTTGTTTTACCTTCTGCATGTGCTTCAACAAAGTCTACATGCTCTTTAATTGTTGCGGCAAAGTCTTCTGTTAAGATAAAAATAGATTGGTGTGGAGGCCAACGCAAGTATGGAATATCTAAAAGTACAGCAGTCTGTTTGTATTCAGGTTTATAATATTGCGTCTTAAGTCTTAATACATCTTGTAAAAACTTAGTATAACTAGGAACACTAAGAGCATTGTATGTGCTCATAATAGTAAATCCTACTCCAGGCACTTCTGTAAGCACACGTTCTATGTTAGCAATCCATTGAACATAATCCATACCATTACGGATATATTCTGCCTGGGCACCGTGTGCCTCTGCGCTAGTAAAGATTTTAAATCTTTTAACTTTACCTTGTATTAGCTTTATCTTTTCAATAAACTTATCTAGTATATCATCGGGTGGACACATATTAGCATTGATGCTAAAGTCTAAGTTTGGATTAGGATTATCAATTATATAATCTAATATCTTAAAAGTGTTTTTGTTTAGTAAAGGTTCGCCACCGGTGATACGGAAATGTTCAAGCTCGCGATAAGCAGTAGGCCACCACGCCCAAAAAGCATCGACATAGGGATTCTCATCCTTATGCGGTATAGGCATTTGGTCAGTTTGTTTAAGCCAATCTAAGTTATTAAAGTTTCCTGATGTAGGATATGGACCAAACTTTTCAATTTCTTCCATCCAACGTGAGCTAACATTGGGCGCACAATAACTGCATTTGAAGTTACATACATTGCCAAAACTAACTTCAACATAGCTAGGAACAGCATCATGGTCCCACGGCTTGCTAACAATATCTGGTATATGTGGAGCGGCCCACTTGTCAGCACTTTTAAAAATTCTATCGCTTAGTGAATTGCTGTTATCTTCAACACGCCAACAATAGTCGCATTCCTTTGGACGCTCACCGTTCAGCATCATTTTACGTTGTTCTTTTTTGAACTTAGTATTATGTAATGCTGACGGATTAGCTGTTAGTTCTTCCAATGGTATTTTATGCGGAGCAGGGTGATGACAACTATGATTATGCCCTGTTTGAAGATGTAAGGTTACTTGCTTCCATTTTGCCGCGCAAAACGATGGACTAATACTATTTAGGTCATCTCTAAATTTGTTTATGTCCATAGGCTCTGACGGATCTTAATAAGACGAATCATCATAGCTTCGTCTTCTGCTTCGTAAGCCTCTTCCATTTTATGCATCTTGTCCATAGCAACACGGCTCATCTCGGCAAGCTCGGGACTTTTGTCTTTACTAAAACTTAGTCGACCACCATTGGCTAGACGTGCGGCTTCACAATACGCAGTCCAGCCACTTGCTTCCATTGGCTCAGGACGATTACGATACACAGTAGTCCACCAAGTGTAAAGCTCGATAATTTCTTTTGCGGCAGTAGCTTGATAAGTTAGGACAGCTTCGTGCTTCTTATCATCGTCGAGGAACTCTTCGTTAGTAAGAGTAGAGGCCCAATTCAAGTAAGCCATACCAGCCTCTGGACTACGCCAAGTGCGCCAACGCAACCAGCCACTACGCCACCATGGAGTTTTGAACTTCTTACGTTCTTCGTCATTCCACATTACATAATGCCACGCTTGTTCGATTTCAACAAAGTTAACAAGTTCGTTAAAAAGACAAGGGAGAAACCTATTGCCAACGTCACTCCAACGGCCAGGGCGGATATCACGAGGGTGAGCAGTAAGAGCGTGACTCTTACTAACCCAACGATTGTTGATGTAATATCTGACGTCATTTAATCTCTCCGGTATGTAAAGGAAGAATCCTTGAATGTTATCAAGCAATTCTTCTGCGACCCAATAACGAAAGTTATGTCGCATTTGAGCAGTGGTGCGCCACTCGTCCCACTCTTCACTAGTTGCCGCACTTAGTTTTTCAGTACCGCGAATCCAGTCGGCAAATTTTGTACATGACCAATAATTTCTCATATGTTTACTCTGTTGTTTGTCGGCTCCGGCAATGTGTCATCATCGTCACATGGCACAAGTCGTCCGTCTTTACTTAAAAATGTAGTTCCCCAAACATTACCGTTATGTTCAAATTCTACATACACTTGTCCGTATGCGCAGAATCTACGTGTGTGTACGTCATCGTTAGTACTTAGTATATCGCCAATAGGCCATACTAGCATAGCGATTACACATACAACTAGTAACGCTAACATCTTTTGAAACTTACTCACATTAAATCTTTTCACCTGGCACAAATCCTCTAAATCCTTTAAATCTTGGGAACCGCAAACTATATGTTCCGTCTTGATTCTGTGTTACAGCGTCTGCCCTAACTTCAACAATATTTCCGCTAAGACTACTACGGCTACTCCAAAAAGTATCACGATCAGCATCAGTGAAGCCACTGCCAACGTTGACTCTGATTTGTCTTCCATCATCTTCTCCCTCGCATACTAGCGCACCAAGTTTACCTACATTTTTACCTGTACCTTCCTCTACTGCTACTACTGCTAAACTAACCTCAATGAATGGCTTCAACTTCAACCATGCTGTACTACGTTTACATTCATACCCGGCATCTGGATCCTTAATCATAATACCTTCGTAACCACCGTCTATGGCCTTTTGATTAATATCTTTGAAACGTGTTTGTCCTTCTTCTGTATCCAAATCAACTAGTTCATTGGCAACATAAGTTACATTAGGAATCAAATGCTGATTAGTCTCAACCCAAAACTTAACCATACTACTACGAGTAGTTTGATCCTTATCATAAAATCCTTTTTCAAAATCTTCCAATGGTAGTACATCGAACAAGTTGAGGATAGCATCACCTGCTTCTACATTGTCCTTGCGATGTACTTGCTTCATTAAGTCTTGGAAACTAGACGACATAATCTCGCCATCCAGTACAACATCCATGCTCTTGCTAGAACCTTTTTGTTTAATTACTGAACTAATCTGTTCTGCTATGTGAGGGAAGTTAGCAAGTTCCTTACCGTTACGACTAAACATGTCCACGCGGCCGTCAGCGCGAACGATAGTAATAACACGGACACCGTCAAGTTTAACTTCAATAAGTTTCTTGCCGGCAACTTTAGCTTCGTGATTAGCACTGTCATGAGCAAGCTGACAACCAAAAATGGGAATAGCATACTGAGCATATTTCTTCTCCACTACTTTGTTTATTGTTTTTTCGCTTACACCGCAACGTAAGTCTTTAATAAGGATACGACGATACCAGCCATTCCACTCTCGTTTAGTGGCTGATTTCATCATGGATGCAACCATATCTCTTGCAGTATTCCCGGTGACATTACGAGTAACGAAGCCAGTAAGAGCGAGAGTAAAACTATCCCAAGGTAAGCCAGCACCATCCTCATCTTGTTTCTCCGGTATTTGTTTAAGACCAAAAGTAATCATTGGATCCAGTGCAAGGCGGCATCCTTCAAAAAATTCATCACACCCTTCTTTGGCAATAGCTTCAATAATGCCTTCTTTATTAAGACGACTAGGATGACTTTCCAAACTCCAAATGTGACTAGCACAAACACTCATAGCGGCTCCAATAATTAACTGTATCTATGTATTATACAGTCTAATTATCAGTATGTCAAGTGGTTGTTTGTCTTAAATGGTTTGCCTAAGTAGGCATTTTCCAATTGGCGCATAATTAGATTTTTCATTCTGCATATAATTGGATGGTTGTGATCAAAGTTAAATGTTTTTAGATAATAAAACCACCAACTGTGTCTGTGTCTTTTGGCTTGATTAGAATCTAGGTATTTGCCAATAACGTTGGGCTCGTAGCCAAAACGGTCAACTAGTTCGCAGGCTGTGTTAAAAGCAAACGCACCCATTTCGTCTCTGTCACCATAATACTCTTGCTCTTTGCGCTCTTTGGCTAGTTCTGCTGTACTTTGATATCCGGGCAACGATTTAAAGTTACGAGCTCGAAATTGACGCATATGGATCATTTCGTGTAGCATTACATCTGCGAACCGAATAGCCATACGCTTAAAACGATATTGTGTAAGTTTTAACTTACGATCAGTTGGATTGTAATTAAAGTTAACTTCTATAGCAGGTATTGATTTAGCGTCTTTATCGCTGTAATAAACTCCGCCCATAAACACGTAGCCTTTAGTTGTAGGTGCATGTATGCACTTTTTAATCTTAATGGGCAAGTGTTGTTTAACGTGTCTAGTAATACGTTTTTGGATTTGACTAGGGGATAGCTCTT